ATTGCCTTTAAACCGGAGAGAAGGAGACCTAAAGATGAACGACCTAACCCAGCAGATGCCACAAACTACGAGTCCTGGTACAGAAGACAGCTCAGCGCTAGAGCAAGTAGAGAACAAGACGACTATCAATAAAGAACCAGAGAGCGTATATGCTTTTGAAGTTCGTGCTCGTATTGCAGCCGGACAACAAGAGTACATCGAAGCAGATGATTACATCATTCGTTACTTTCAGCCTAAAGGTCTTGGACCCAGTGGCTTTTTCACTTACGCAGGCCTTAAGGTTTGTCCCATTGGTAAGTCTGAAGAGATTGCAAGAAAAGAACAAGTTTCTATGCATGAGCTCTTGCAACCAGACGATGGTAAAGTTTTAAATAAATAAAGTTATCTTATGGGGGAGAGTCGTAAGTCGTGGATTTATCATTGTGTCTTGCTGTTATCGTTCTTCTTTCTATACTTCTTATCGTGGCTAGCGTTTGGATTAACACACTTCTAAACAAGCTCATGAGCAGGAACTACTATGACTACGTGGTGACAAAAAACCAAGAGTCGCATCATGTGCCTGAGTCAGAAAAGAAAGTAAAAGTGCATAATCCTGAAGATTTTGAAGATCTAGGCTACCTAAGCTGATGCAGAGGGGTTAAAATAATAATCTAAATGGGGATATTGGGGGATCTTCTCCAGAAGGCAGGGATTACTAATCCTGACACTGGAGAGGCTTTAAAGGAATTAGATAAAAAGAGGGAAGAAGAAGAACTTGCTCAGTGGGTTAGATCCCAAGTTGAGCAGGAAAGGTCTTCGGCCTCTCGTATCGCACATGAAGCGATATGGATGCAAAACTGCGCTTATACAGTAGGCTTTAATGGCCTTTATTTTAATACCAATACACGAAGCTTTGCTCCAATCAATCGTGCAGCAGTAGGGCTTAGACGCAATCGAATCAACGTCAATAAGATCCTTCCTAGTCTACAAAACAGACTGGCACGTTTAACTAAGAATCCACCTAAGTACGACGTAAGACCTAATGATCAGACTCAAGAGGCAAAGGACAATGCTGCCTTTAAACTCGATATCTTAAGAGCTAAGTTTGATGATCTAAAGCTCTTACAAAAGCGCTTAGAATTACTCATGTGGGTTCAGCAAACAGGACACGCATACCTTGGTCTTTATTGGGATGACACTTTAGGCAAATACATTACTGATCCAGAGACTGGTGAGGGGATGTTTGAAGGGGATATGCGCGTAGACGTGATCTCTCCACTTGAGATGTTTCCTGATCCCTTAGCTAAAAGCTTTGAGACACTAAGGTATATTACTCGCGCCACTGTACGACCTCTCACTTATTTCAGAGATCAGTACGGTGAAAAGGGAGAGCTTGTAAAAGAAGAGCAGACCTGGCTTCAAAGCCTACAGTTTGAAACACGTATTAATTCTATGAACACGCGTGGTCCTTCTACTGGTAATCAAGCTGATTCGACTAAGCATACAGCCGTTGAACTTACCTATTACGAGAAAGCCTCTAAGGCCTATCCAAGAGGGCGTATGATTGTTGTTGCTGGTGGTGTTCTACTTGAGGCTAAAGAGCTTCCTTGTGGGAAATTCCCATTTGCTAAGTTTGATGACATTCCAGTTGCAGGTAAATACTACGCTGAGTGCGTAGTCACTCACGCAAGACCTATTCAAGATCAATACAATCAAATCATCAGACGTCGTGCTGACTGGGTTAATAAAATGCTTGCGGGTAAATACATTTCACCCAGGGGCAATGAATTAATCCGTGAGGCAATGACTGATGAGAACTCTGAGATTGTTCAATACACTCCAGTACCGAATGCTCCAAATGGTGGTGAGCCAAGAGCGCTAGATATTCCAACTATTCCTTCATACACATACACCGAAGATGAGAAGCTAGAAGAGATCTTTAATGAAATCTTTGGCATCTCTGAGATCTCTAAGGGCCAACTACCTGCAGCAGGCATTCCTGCTATTGGTATGCAGCTTTTAGTAGAACAAGATGACACACGTATTGGGGTCATGACTGAGCAGCATGAGTTATCTTACGCTGACTTTGGAACACTCATTTTAGATTACGTTCAAGATTACTACATCACTCCACGTAAGATGAAGTTTGCAGGCAAGAATTCATACATCATCAAAGATGTTTCAGGCGATCAGCTTCAAGGTGAGAATGATGTGACTGTGGTCCGTGGTTCTACTGTTCCTGGATCTAAAGCGCTTCGCCGTCAAGAGATTGTAAATGCTTGGCAACAAGGTTTACTTGGTGATCCTGCTGATCCTAAAGTACGTCAAAACGTTACAGGCATGCTTGAGTACGGTGACGTATCTGAGATCTATCTTGATTACTCAATTGATCAAAATCGCATTAAAAAAGAGATTGAAGAAATTGAACAAGCAATCTTCCCCGACATTGATGAAGCAGATAACCATGTCATGGCTTATCAAGAGCTTAATCGTTACAGAAAATCAGATAAGTTCACAGCTTTATCGCCTGAGTCACAAGAAATATTCTTTGCCGTTCGTGAAGAACACATGCGCTACTTAGGTCTTATTACTGGGGCTATTAAGCCAGAGTTGACACCTGAAGAAGAGATGATGGCTCAAGACCGTGCAGCACAATCTAGTGAGGCTGAGATGAGCCAGCTTGATGCCGAGATGAGCTCTGGACCTGAACCTATGGAGCCGCCATCGGCAACTGATCAATTACAAGGAAGGCTTGATGCAGCAGGGCCTGCGACGATGCCAATATAAAGGGGATGAAGATGAATTCAATTAAAGATGCTTTTGAGGAAGCGTTAAAAAAGAGATCAATGGGAGCACCTGCTCTTACTATTACCATCGGTGGGCCTGCGCCTGAGATGGAAATGGAAGAAGAGATGCCTGAAAAAGAAGAAAAGAAAAAAGAAGATTCACGTGAGCTAGGTCTTGCGCCTGACATTGAACTTCAATCTGAAGATGCATCTGATGACGGTGAAGACGAGGAAGCTGTGGATGAAAATATGGAAATGGCACAAGCGCTTCAAGGCCCAGAGTCAGATGAACAGGTTATGGAGTCTATGGATGGTCGAAAGCCTCGGTCTCTTGGAGAGCACTTAAAGCTTAAGATGGCTCAGATTAAAAAATAGTTAAACGTCTTATCGGGAGGAAATTATGGACGATTTAGAAACAACACAAACAGACACGCCTGAAGTCAACTCATCGGAGTCGGTTGAATCCGCACCTGAAGTTCAAAGCTCAAGTGGTGAGCCACAATCTATTCGTCAAGCCGCTGAAAAGCTCTTTGATGACATGCAATCAGGCAAGGCTCAGACTCAGACACCACAGACCGACAAGACGGTTAGTCAGATTCTTGATCTCGATTCTCTGGGTAAGTTTAAATACAAAGGTAAAGAGATGACGCTTAAAGACCTTGAAAAAGGTTTTATGCTTGAGTCTGATTACAGAGCTAAGACCATGGAACTAGGCTCTCAAAGAAAATACCTTCAAGCTTTGCAACATGATTTGCCAAAGCTCAGACAAGATCCAAGTCTTATTGATGAATTTAAAAAGATCTATCCTAAAGAGTTTCACTCATTAGTTGATCTTTTAGATAATTCATCTCACAATAATGTAGGGGCAGCACAAACCAACCAAAGTTCAGGAGCTCAAGCCAACCAGACAGCGTCTGGAGCTCAAGCCAACCAGATCCGCGGAGTTGACGGCAATAGCCAATACAAAGATCCAAGGGTGGATGAGGTTTACAATTGGGTTCAGGAACAACGGGTGCAGACTGCAACTGTTCAAGTGAATGCCATTTTTGATAAATTCTCAGCCAAATATCCGGAAGCCGACGAAAGGGTGATTGTTGCAGAGGCGATGAGATTAAATCGTCTTCACAAAGAAGATCCCGATTCACACGCCAAACCGGATGAAAAGGTCATTGAGGAACTCTTTAAGTCTTCTCAAGAGGATCGTGTGAAGTTTGCTAAAACTTGGCAATCTAAACAATTCGAATCTCAAAAGAAGGCTAATGAACGCGGTAAAGGTCCAGGTATTGGTGGAGCGATCCCAGGTGGAGCGCCTAAAGAATACAAGACCATTAAGGAAGCGGCCGAAGCGTTTATCAGAGATCAATCTCTTGGTTGATAACAGTAATAAACAATTAATTTAAAATTCTATTTTAGGGGGGATTAAAATGGCTAATACATTCGGAACAATTGCCAATGTGGGCATTTTAAAAACTTATTTCGCAGGACCAATCGTTTCTCAATTTAACGATTCAGTTCCGCTTTATAAGGGTGCAGAACGCGGTAAAGAAAAATATAACGGTCAACAAGTTAACCGACCAATCAAAGTTGCTCGTAACCAAGGGATCGGAGCTACCACTGATGGTGGAACTCTTCCTGCGATCGGCAAACAAGGAACAGTACAAGCTGTAATCGTAGCTAAATATAACTACCTTCGATTCGGTTTGACTGGACCTTTGCTTAAAGCTTCTCAAGGTGACAAGGGTGCTTTTGCTTCTGATTTCGAATTCGAAATGGAACAAGGTATGCTTGATTCTAAGAGTGACATCAACCGTCAGCTCTTCTGGGATGGTAGCGGAAAACTTGCAGCTTTGTCTGCAGCTTCTATCGCTTCTCCAGTGTTGACTGTTTCTGGACGTTCTACTGGTGAACCCGGTGGTAAGTTCTTAAACGTTGGTGAAGTTATTGACATCGTTGATCCTGCAACTGGAACTGTAAAAGCTTCAGGTGTTACGATCACTATTGTTTCTAGCCAAACTACAGCTTCTGCAACAATCACTTTGAACCAAGTTGTTACTGCAGCTTCTGCTGACATCGTTGTCCGCAGCGGTTCTTACAACAACGAAATTCAAGGTCTTCGAACTTTCCTTGATGGTGGTACTTCTTCTATCTATTCTGTAGACAGATCAACTTACCCAGTATTCAACGGCACAGCAGTGGATGCAGCAAGTGCGAGTCTTCGACTTGATCTTATGCAACAAGCTCTGAACGCTGTTCGATACAAATCAGGAAAAGCTCCTGACGCTATCTTCTGCGATTTCGACAGTGAACGTTATTACAACAAGCTTCTTGTTGCTGATAAACGCTACATTGGTGAGCGCGTAAAAGGTGACGGAACTTTCACAAACAAAGACAAATCATACCTTGAGTTCTCAGGCGTGCCTGTTACTCCAGACAAAGATTGCCCTGTTGAAATGAACTTCATCAGTGCTGCTGGCTGGAAGAAATATGTTCTCTGTGAATATGAATGGGCCGACGAAAGTGGAAGTTTGATGATTCCGCAGACCTCTGCAGATTCGTTTGAAGTTCGACTTCGTTTGTTTGCAAACATGTTCCCAGAAATGCCTTCTGCTAACTCACGTCTCTTTGGATACATCGCTCCGTAATTAGGAACAGATGATGGACTCTAAGGTTTCAGATCTTAATTCCAGACTTAGGCAATATGATGAAGATCTATTTTCTAAGCGAGACGGGGATGGAGTGATTCACGTCTTTAGAAAAAAGCCCTACATGGTAGGAAGCTTTAAATATAAGGACGTGACTTATTCTTATACTGGAGTGATGGAGCAACACATTTTTTCTCTTACAGAGGACTGGAAGAACGGATCAAAGCCACGGGATTGGGGCATATTGAGGATAATGAATTATCTTCAAGCCATCGATTCTTGGCGTGATGATACGGGCTACGATGAATTCTGTAAGAAGCGAGAATTCAATGAACGTGACGAGCATAGAATGCTCAAAAATGACCTAAGGGCCCGTGCGCTGGATATGCGACCTGAATTTGCGAAAGCGTTCAATGAGTATGTCCCGCGTGCAGGCCAACATGAACAAAAGATTTTTTAACAAGCCCTTTTGAGGAGGAATTCAAATGGCAATTGTAAATCGTGACCTAGGAACATCACAGCAAAGACAGGAGTTAGATTTCGTTACTAACTCTGCTACTGCGACTGGTGTAACTCTTCTTGGACCAATCATTTCTAGCCCATGTAATCTTGAAGCTGTAGCAGTAGCTGCACTTGGATTGTCTGGAGCGCCTGAATATTCATTCAGTGTTCTTCGTTATAGCGCTGCTGGCTTAACTGCAATCGCTCTCGGTGTTTCTAACATCGTGATCGCTGCAGCGGCTGGTGCGTCTGGTTCAGCTCAAGGATGGAGCGGCATCGCTGTCGGTACCACTTTGTGCCAACTTCAACGAGGCGACATGCTTTCAATCGTTTCTGCTGGAGCAAATACTGCTGCTGCGAAACTGGCTGTGAAGTTTGTGGTTCGTAAGACTGAAGACATCGTTTCTGCTCTTGGTCTTGCTACTTAAGTAGTAGGGCTCGTTTGGGGGAGAAGGGGCTCTCATACATCCCAGGTGTGTGGGAGCCTCACGTTTTGTTTAAATTTTGTGTTGGGTAAGGGGAGTTTTGTATTGGGTTATTTATGACGGACTCCCGGCTGTTATTTTTAATCTTTCGCATGGCACCACTTGCCCAATGTTTATGAAAAAGTAGGTACAATAAGCTTATGACTGTCGATACACTTTTTAGACCTCTTAAGGGCGGTTCGGGTGGTGGTTCAGCTTCTGATTATTTAAAAGATAATTTTGTTGATACCTCTAGACCTGCCACAAATAACTCAGGCCTCACTTCTAGCTCAGCTATAAATCCTCTTGGATACTTCTTTAATAACTCAGACTCTCCAAGATATGGCGCAAAGTTACTCACATTCAAAGCACTTAATCTCGTTGAAGACCGAACGCTTTGGATTGATTCAAAGCCTACTTATCAAATCGAATTCACTGAAAGCTTTCCACAGGTAAAGTGTTTTGCTTACGGGAATATTAAAATTCTAGATAATCTTACGGGTGTGTCTCTTGACGTGATGAACGTTGGAGATGGACTTGGTGCTACTGGAGTTATGAGACAGGTCGGATGGCTTGTGAATACTTCTAGCGATACTGCCACAGCGTCTACGACTCTTGACGGCGTTGCAGGATCAACACTTACTTATGGATCGGCTGCGACTGATTCAGTGAGCTCTGGATTAAACAAATTCAACGTTCTTTTACAGAACTCATCTGCCGCTACAAACGATATTCACACATTTAAAATTGCTGCTGATCAGACGGGTGTGACTCGTATCTCTGGAGTTCTTGTTTATTTTGAAAATGCTACAAACGATATTGAAGCCCCTCCAGGCTCAACGTTTGTTGATAAGACTCTTACGACTACGACTACTGCAACTCAAATTGCTCTTCCCACATTGAGTGGAAGGCTTGGAGCTAAAAGTTTAATCTATAAAGATACGACTGGAGCTGTAAGCTTAAGCAATGCAGAGCCTACTGACTTAGAAACCATTGGCGTTGGATCAAGTGGAACAAATCTTGTGAACGTAACTACGGGTCAAGGGGCAAGTTTCCCCATTGGCACGATGGCCGTTGGTATTGCTGGTACAAGTTTCTATTTTGGAGTTGTCACTAATCAATCCACTGACACGTTGACGATGAGTCCTACTCTTGCTTTTGGTCTTTCTGGGCCTTTGTATAAATATGCTTATGCAGGCACGACGTTTGCGATAGGCGCATCTTTATACAAGGTTGCCCAAGTCCTAGATCCTATTAAATGTGATCAGGTGAGCGAACCTCAGAGCTTTGGTGCCACGAATGGAACTCTTTTCTATTCTGATCCCCAAGCACGTTTTAGAATTTGGGGTGGTGGACTTACAGTTGACACTCTTGATGGTGTGCCTGGGTTTAAATTCCTTGGTGCAACGACTGGGTTTCTTCAAATCGATGGAAAATTCGCAGCTCTAGATTTTGAGCACGTCACTAAGGGTATTTTCCACGCTACTTTTGCAGTTAATGCGATTCCAGTCTTTGGGCTTAATGCCGGAGCGAGTGGAATCTTTAGAAAATCAATAATGACTGATTCTGGTGAAGGGTGGAACTCTGTAGTTATCACTCCAGGAGCTTCGCTCACTCAGAGTCATGTGTTTTCAAAGTTCACTCTTTATGAGCTCAACAACCCAGGTGTGACCGTGGGTCTTCTTGGTGAGTTTCCAACTCATGTTGACCGTGTTGGTCGTGGAGCGGTTGAAAACGCAACACTTTCTCCTCTTGGATCTTATCAAAAATATTATGCAGACCATTTGTATCTAACAGGTGCATGGACGCGTGGAATTACGAGTACTGCAAACGGCGGTGTATTCTACGGTGGTGCCTCAACGAACTCTGTAATGAAAATGCAGTATTACGGTACTGATTTTGCATTCCTTGGAACTGCAGGCGCATCAATGACAGCCACTTTGGATGGTGCATCTATTTCTTTTGCATTCAATGCTCCGAAGTCAGTTGCGACTCTTGGTTGGCACTCTGTAGTTTTAACCTATACGGGTGGTGCGACCTGTGTGATGGAAGGTGTGAGTGTAGCAACTCCAACTTCAGGTCCTATTAAAAGTTTACAGAACTTTGAAGCAGTAACAGAGGCTCCTCAGAGTGTTTACGATCAAGCTGAGATGCCTAAAAACGCAGAGCCAGGTGCTATTTGGATTCAGAGAAAACCTAATAGTTTAAACGTAACACCTACTGTGTGGCTAAGACTCTTTAATTACTGGAATCAGATTCAATTTCTTGCAACTACAGATGACCCAACATCTCTAGCCTTCTATCGCTTTCAAGGGTCTAATACAGGAGCAGCCTCTGCACCTGTTGCAACTGGAGAGAGCTACAATCTTGTAAGTTGGATTGCTATAGCTTCAGCCCCTGCAGCTCGAAGCTCAGTGAATGCTTCAGATGCAGCGTTTAGTTTCTCTGTATTTTCTGTGGGTGGATCTAACGATGGAACGGCAGGAACTGCAGTTGTTTATCAATTCAACAAACTTGCATGGGCAACTGTGACATCGATCACGTCTAATAGAGCTTTGGGTGCTTTAAAAGCTGCATTCTCAGGTCTTATACAAAACAAAGGATCTTCAAATTTAGATCCTGCCAATGGACAGTTGACTTGTTACAAATATAACGGAACTTCGTGGTCTACTTTGACTGCATATGCAACGGCAAGAACGTATCTTGGAGCATTTTTAATGAACTCGATTTTGTCTTGTCTTGGCGGTATGGATGGAGCGGCAAATCCTGCTACCACCCATGAGACAAGAAACGCTGCAGATGCAGTCAGTACCTCAACTGCGTTTCCAGTGGTTGTGGATTCTACGGCTGTTTCAAATTCTACAGCAAGTTTATCCACGGTCTCTCATGCAGCAGGTAACACAAATACTTCTGCAGCTTATACTTGGAATGGAACCGCATGGAGTGGGGCACTTGTTGGAACATATCCGGCACTTGGAAACACTTCCAATGGACAGGCGTATCTTCCAACTAGACAAATTCATTTTAAAAACGGTGGGTCTACAACTGGAAGTGCAAACACAGTTTCTACCTCTGAGAGTTATAATGGAGTAGCATTCACACTCAGCACATCAAGTGCAAATGCAACAAATAGAGGAGCGTCGGGAGCCGCATGAACGAGAATATAAAAAAGCTTTTAACGATTACAGAAGGTAAGCCAGAACTCGCCAGAGAGATGGTTGATGTACTCAACACAGAGCTTTGCCTAGGCATGACTCGTTACGTGTGTCGTTATGGAACTTTAGGCGAAGGATTTGATAAGCTCACAGATTCTCAAAAGTATTATCAAGCCATTCGTGAAATTTACGGTCGTGCAAATGAAATATCACGTCTCAGGTCCAGGGCTAAAAAAGCATACGCTGACTACCTTGAAGCAAGTGAGGATCTTGTTGTTGCTGGAGAAGATAAAATTAAGAAGCTTCGCGCAGAAGCAGCTCTTGAAGAAGCAGAGCTTAATTGCTTTGAACTTAAAGTAAGTGCTGAAGACACGCTCAGACAGCTTGATGAGTTTAAAAAAGTAGCAGATGAGCTTCAGGATAAAGTTCGAGCACAATACCCACTTGGGATTGAACAAGCCGAACCTGATAACTGGAGAGCCATTGCAGCTATGAACGTATCAAGAATGAAAATGGGCATGCAGCCATCTATTCCGTTCACGGCACTTCCTTTATCAGATGAAGATAAATTTAAAGTATCTGCAGCGATTGGAGTGCCAGTCTTTGCAAATCAGAATCAAAAAAGCCTTGAGGAGGGCTATGTAAATGAGTCAAAGATTCTTCGTAATATTCACGGCGGGTAATCCACAAGAGTTTGCAGGACTTTCTCCTACTTTTATCACCTTCCTTCCAAGTGATGGTTCATCTCTTGGGCCTCCTCCAATTGCAGAAGTGGGTACGAGCACAGGCTTCTATGGTTTTACCTTTGCACCAAGTGCGACCTTTAGCATTTGCTTTACTGTGGACGGTGGAGTGAGTGTTGTGGGTGATGAGGCTTCTCGTTACATCACTGGAGTTCTTGATCCCATTGCTGCCGTTGATAAAGAGCTTGGTTTTTCTGCTGATTCTTATGGATCAACGATTCAAGCCGTGACTGTTTTTGGACAAGTCAAAAGAAGCGTTGAATTAACACAAGCAAGTGAACTTTTTGATAAAACAACGGGAGTTTGGACAAAATACGCGGCTGGAACGAGCACTGTGTTAATGGAAAAAACACTGACAAATTCCATCTCGTCGACAACTAAAACTTAACGTCTTATAAACGCGTTTAGCCGGGGGAGGGCGTTTAATGAGTCGACCGAGTATTGCTGCGGCCTTAATTTGTAAGAACGAAGAAAAACACATTGCACGGATTTTGGGAGAGCTTGAAGGTCTTGTTGACCACATATACCTGACTGACACAGGCTCCACAGATAAGACCCTTGAGATTGCAAAAAGCTTTAAGAACGTAACCATAAAGCATTTCACTTGGGTTAATGACTTTGCTAAAGCCCGCAATCACTCGTTTAAAGACATCAAACAAGATTACATCATGTGGATCGACTGTGATGACTCCATCCCCAATAAGGCAGGATTCATTGACTGGAGAGATAACTCCATGGCGATGGCTGAGGCTTGGCTTGCAACATACAATTACGCTTTTGATAAAGATGGCAATTCAGTTTGCTCTTTTGGTCGTGAGCGAGTGGTTAGAAATCTTCCTGGCTTTGAGTGGCATTACTTTATCCATGAGGGAATCAGGTTTCCTGATAATACCCGTGCCATGTACACGCCCATGTGGAGTATTAATCACTTAAGAACGGTCGATGATATTGAAAAAGATCGTGGTCGTAATATTGCAATCTTTGAATCACATGATTTAAGCAAACAACCATCACGAATGCTTTACTACTACGGTAAAGAGCTTTTTGAGGCTGGTAAGTTTGATGAAGCCATTGTTCATTTATCCAAAGCAAATTCTTTTGAAGATCTTGAGTTCCATGACAGAGTGCTTTGTCTTCAGTACATCACGCATTCGCTTCTTGCTAAGGGTGAATATGTGCACGCATTTAATACGGCTCAAAGCGGCCTTTTGATTGCACCCACACGTGCTGAGTTCTTCTCTTTTTGTGGTGACGCTCTTATTAAGCAATCAAAGTTTTTAGAAGCTCTTCCCTATTATAGAGCGGCAGCAAGCTGTCCTATCCCTGTAGAGGAATCACGTGGATTTAGCTCTGTGATCTTTCGTCATGAGAGTCTTTATGGAGCATATCCTCTTTGTAACATCGCTAGGATTCATTTTAATTCAGGTGATATTGCATCGGCTAAAAAGGCTATTAATGAGTGTCTTGAGCGCTACCCAGGCCATGAAGAAGCAACTCTTATCCTTGCTGATCTCAACAAGTCAGAATCCCTAAACTTTTCCTATAAGGGTGCAAAGGATTGCTACGACATTGTGATCACCTGTCCGATTCCATCTCCTTATGAGTGGGATGAGGATGTGGACCGTGTGCGTGGAGTGGGTGGATCAGAAACTGCGGCTATTGAGATGTCAAAAGCACTGGCTAAGATCACTGCATCTAAAGTCATTATCTTTAATAAAAGAAAAGACACCAAGGTCTATGAGTCAGGCGTTGAATACAGGCCTATTGAAAAACTTAATGAGTACTTTGCAGCTCATAAGCCAAGACTTCACATTGCGTGGAGGCATAGCTTTAAGATAACCGATGCTAAGACCGTTGTATGGAGTCATGATCTTGTAACTCCAGGCGGTGAGAGGCATGAGCTCTACGATAAGTACATTTGCTTATCTGATTTTCATTCAAACTTTGTGAGAAACTCACTGAACGTACCAAAGGAGAAGATTTGGATCACTCGTAATGGAATTAGGCCTAATCTTTTTGAAGACATGGTTGAGGGTGTTAAAAACCCTTATAAAATCGTGTTTCCATCAAGCCCTGATCGTGGCCTTGAGGAATGTCTCAACGTTCTTGATCTTGTACGTCGTGAAATTCCAGAGATTGAACTTCATACCTTTTATGGAACAGCCAATATGGAAGCAATGGGGCAAAAGTCTCTTGCAGCTCATTTCACAAAGCTTTGTAAGGATCGTCCGTGGGTGAAAACTCATGGAAACGTGAAACAATCTGAGCTTATTAATCATTACCAGACGGCAGCCTATTGGATTTATCCGACAAACTTCTTTGAAACATTCTGTATTACAGCCCTTGAGACAGCTCTTTGTGGAGTGATGCCAATTGTGCGTGATTATGGGGCTCTAAAGGGGACCCTAAAACCATGGCATGGGAATTGTGAGATTGTGAATCGCCCATGTAAAACGGTTGACGATATTGTTTATTGGGCTGAGATTGTAGCGGGCCATATTAAGGCGCGTAATTTTACGCAGATGCCTGATATAGAGATTAAATCATTTGCCTGGGAAGAAGTTGCTAGAGAATGGGTAGCGGAACTTCTCTAAAGGCCGTATAATTTTAAGGAAGTGGCTTCACAGTTTGACATCATTCTTTCGGGTAGGGGTTTAGAGGACGAAGGTCTATATGGGCCTTCGGTCGATGGCCTGGGCCTTGTGACGTATGGGTTTTTGTGGTCGTGCCAAAGTATTTGGGACACAGCAGAGCTTAATCCTCTTGATACAACTTGGAGTGATTGCGATCCGGTGAATCCACCTAATGCAGAAACTTGCATTCACGGCGAATAGTCTTTTGGGGGGCCTACAACTTGACACTTTCAGAATTAAGACAGCTCGTATCGTACTATGTGGATGATTTACAACAAACGTACTTTACGCCCACTCAACTAAACGTATTTTTAAATCGAGCTCAAACTGAAGCTCAAAAACTTCTCGTAGGTGCAGGACAAGATTATTACACAAGATGTGTTCAAACGACACTTGTTGTAAACCAAGGCGAATACGCACTCCCTCTAGATTTCTCAAAGCTAAACAGACTTGAGCTTGTGATTTCAGGCGTTGCACCTAATGAAAACGTTTCAGTAGTTAGTAACATTAGCCCAAATCAAATTGATTTAATCGTGGCTCAAAGTGGTACGCCACAAGTTTACTGGTTTCAAAGAAATAGGCTTGTGATTCGTCCTTTTCCACAAGTGGCCCTCACAATGCGCATGGTTTACACCTATGAAGTAGCCGATATGATCGGAGATAACTCAGTTCCTGATATGTTAGAGAAATATCATGAGATGATTGCAATACTTGCAGCCAGGGATTGTTTTATTAAAGATGATCGTGATCCAAGTAATCTTTTAGAAAAGCTACAGATGTACAAAGACATGATGAAGGCTGATGCCGCTCAACGAAACATCGATCAATCTCGAATGGTGATTCAAACGGGCCAATATGCAGATGCAGAGTGGAATCTTTGGTAAATGCCACATCCAAAACAAAAGACTGAGACGTATAACGTTGCTGGGGGTCTTAACCTCAAAGCTTCGAAGTATCTGACAAGTGAGAATGAACTTCTTGAACTCAAAAACATGCATTTTCCAATTCTAGGTGCACTTGAAAAGCGACCTGGGAGTTCTTTCTATCTTGGTGCCACAGTTGCAGGCCAAGTCGGTGGTATTTATCAGTTTGAAAAATTAAGTGGTGCGAGTTACTTGATCGCAGGTGCGAACACAAATCTCTATTCTGTGACAAGCTCATGGAACTCAGTCAGATCAGGCCTTCTTAATAACGGCATATTTTCTTTTATCACTTTTGTAGATCGTCTCTTTGCAGCCAACGGTCAAGATTTCTTTAAGTTCGATGGATCAGCAACGACTAATTATAGCCTTCCACCAGGTAGCACTGCTGCAGGCTTTGGAATTACAGCAGGATTCACTTCAAGTATCACCGGTCTTTCTGGGGCGTTTATTGCAGGCTATGGGTACCTTAATGACAGATCGTACTTTGGACCTTCAAGTCCAGGTGTCACTCTTTCGCTTAACGGTGTGTCGTATAATACGATCATTTACTCAGGACTATCTGTACCATCAGGTTACGGTATTACAGCAATAGCCTTTTATAGAACAGAACCCGGTGGTGAGATCATGTTTGGCACCACGCTCATTCCATCAAGTGGAGCTGGGGCTACTTATGTGGACGTGTCGCCTACGGGAACAAGGCTTGCACCAAGTTCTGTTTGGTTTACTTTAGCTCCACAGTACCTTGAGATTTATAACAACCAGCTCATGATGGCAGGCTTTAGCTCTATGGCGTCGACTCTTTACTGGAGTGATGTGGGAGAGCCTGAGAGTGTGCAGCCTGAGAGCTTTGCTGAGTTTAGAACAAACGACGGGGACGTGATTCGTGGGATTAAATCCTACTTAGGCGATCATATCGTTGCAAAGCAGAGATCGGTCCACAAGTTATCAGGTGAAGTGCCTGTAAACTTCTCTATTCAACAAATCACGGATCAATACGGCTGTATTTCAAATAACACCATGGTTGTGTTTCAAAACTACATGGCATTCTTAGATTCAAAGGGTGTGGTTTTATACAACGGAGCCAACATTGATCTTTTATCTCAAAAGATTGAAGACATTTTCCTTCGAATGAACGTTCCTGCAGCAATTAATCGAGCTGTTGGAATTCACAACAGACCTAGCAATGAGCTTTGGTACAGCTTCCCAGTTGACGGGGCTACGATGAACAACATGACTGTTGTTTATGATTACGTCTCTCAGGCTTGGAGTACTTATGAAGGGTTCAATCCTTGCGCGCTAGCTCTTGCTCAAGGTTCGCTTTCAATGCCCACACCCTTCTATGGCTCCTACACCGGGTCTATCGCCTACTTTGATGATGATATCGAGAATGACTTAGGGGCTGCGATTACGTGCTCTATAAAGAGCCGTTACGTGTCTCTAATGGGTCAATCGACTGAGCAACAATTTAGACGCTTGTTTCTAAACGTAGAGCCGATCCTTGGAATCACTCAGGCAATTGATATCCATCTTTTTAGAAACTTCTCAGACACAGCAAGTGCCACATACACAATGTATCAAGATCCATTTCAGTCTCGAATTGATTTTGGGCTGCCTGCAAAAACCATGGCTGTTCAGTTTACTCATACATCTGCGTCTTTATCATTAAAGGTCTTTGGGTGGACGATTGAATCTCGTTACCAAAGGAGTGTGTGATGGCAAAAGTTACTGACATGGACACTTCTACGGCTCAGCCTTCTGAATTTCAAAGATACTCAAGCATTCAGATGCAAAACGTTGTGACGATTTTAAATAAAGGAATTCAGATCAGAGATAACTTTGATTGCACCATAGCAGATGTGGAATTCGCATCCGCGAACGCCGATGTGGAAGTTTCGCATAACCTATCAAGGCCGCCTCTTGGGTACTTTGCGGTGGGTTTAAGTGCGGCGATGATCATTTATACTGGTTCTGTGCCTGCGAATTCATCAAAAATTACGTTAAAATCAAGTGCAGCAGGGTCTGCAAAAATTGTTATTGTTTGAGGGGGAGTTTAGATTATGGATTTAGGTGCTTATCAGACCAAACAGGCAGAGCAGGCTAAAAATTTCAGAGCCAAGATGCCCTCCATGCAACAAGAGCAAGAAGTTGGCATAAAACAAAATACAAGATCAGAGCTCGCACGTGAGCTTGCAGGAATTCGTGGAAACATGAGCTCAAGAGGTCTTTTATATTCAGGCCTACGCCGTGGAGCAGAGGCTGATCAGTCAGCTCAAGCTGCGAGTCAGGCAGCGGCACAACGAGCCAACGTAAACCAAACTCTTCTTGGACAAGCTGAAGGCCTTGATCAAAACGCTATTCAGTCAGGACTAGCACTTCAACAATCTCGTCAAGCTCAAGCCGATGCGGAATATGAAGCCAGGAACAAAGGTTTTCAGGCACGCCAAGGAATGTTTAAAGAGCTAGGTGGTGCCATCGGTATAACTGGTGGAGCTGCATTGGGTGGAGTGTAAAAATGGGTAAGGGATTTTTCAAAGAGATTGGTGATTTTTTTTCAGGTGGAGACGGTGAAACTGGCGTTCCACAAAGACAAGCCATTGGTCTTGATCGCGATACAGTTTCTCTTATGGATCAGGCCGGTGAGAGATCGCTTCGTTCCACGGATCAGATTGCAGATGAACAGATTAAGGGTACTGAAGGTTTTGGCGCTGATGTAAATAATTCCATTGGAGAGCAAAACAGGTTTTCTGGTGGACTTGCGATGCAAGAGCCGGCTGATCTTGATGTCGCACTTCAAAAAAGAGGCGATGCTTCATTTAAAAAATCACTTGGAGATTTGAGACGTCAGGCAAAGCTTAAGGCTGGGGATATGAAGATCGGTCAAGGTGCAAGTGCCGGACAATACAAAGCAGCTCAAAGAAATATTGCAGCAAAGGCACTTGGAATTGAGCGACAAAACATAGCAGCTAAAAAAGAAGCAATGTATGCGCTTGTTGGAGCAATTATTGGAACTGCAGCGACAGTTACGGGTGCTGCTATGGGTATGCCGCCTACGCCTAAACCAGGAGCTAGTCCTCAAGCTGGAGGTGGTGGGGGATCTGCTGCTGGTGCTTACGGTGGACAGGTTGTTGGTTAAGGGGGAATGAAGAATGCCAATTGAAACAGGATTACTAACAGGACTTGCTGAAGGGATTAAATCCGGCATGGCAAGCTATCAAGATGCCAGACGTACTCAAGCACTAGAAAAGAAACTTGCAGCAGAAGATGCTCAAGCCCTTGAAGATCGTGCTTTAAAACAACGTCTCTTTGATCTTGAGCAAAAGAAATATGATTCAGGTCAAGTCAAAGATTACAACTCTCAAGTTCTTGAAGCAGGTAAAAGTGGTTTCCTTCCAGATTTTGATGAAACAGGAAGGATTAATAAGGATCTAAAAATAAATCCTGAGTACCGTTTGCAAAAGCAAAAAGAAGCCGCAGCGGCTGATCCACTTAAACAAGCAATACTTCAAGAAAGACTTGATAAACTTGAAGCAGCAAAAGCAGAGTCTGCGAGACTTAAAACACCTCAAGGTAGAATTGAAAAATTAGCGTCTACTGATAAAGCTAGACTTGATAACTCACGCATGGCTCTTGATTCAGTTCGAAGCATGGCAAATTCATTACTAGATAAAGGTGAAAATACTTTTTCAGTATTTGGAGATAATCCATACACGCTATCACGCGGACAATTTGAAGAAGCTTTGGGTCGTATGCAATCTGGTGGTGCAATTGGAGTTGAAGAAGCTCAGCGATTTAAAGATATGGCACCAACCGTTAGAGACTCACCTGAAATTCAAAAAAAGAAATTAGCAAACTTGGAAAAAGAAATGTCTGCAAGACTTAGAACTCTTGGATTCAATGAAGATGATTTATCACAAGCTGGGTATTCTATTTCGTCGCTGTCTCCCAAAACACAAGGGTTGTTAACTCCTAAGTCTAAAGTTGCTCCCGATATTCAAGAAGCAGCTAGACAAGAGATTGCTAGAAGACAGGCAGCTAATAAAGCTAAAGCCGTGGTGCGATAATGCCTGATTTATCTCAACTCTCAGATGAGGAATTAGAAAAGCTTGCAGGGGGCGCGCCTGGGGGAGGAATGCTACCTGCGCCAAAGTCTAAAATGGATTTTTCATCCATGAGTGATGAAGAGCTTGCACAAATTGCAGGTGATTCAGAAGAAGAGGGTGGAGTTTTAAAAGATCTAGGCCGTAGCGCTCTTGATAAAGTTGCCAAAGTTGGTAGGTTTATCGACAGATACACTGGGGCACCGACAAGAACTGCTATAGGGGAATTACAGGGTGGTAAGGGGCTTCTTGAGGCTGGACAATCGGCTATGTCTCAATTTGGTCAAGAGCCTGAATTGGCTCCTACAGGAAAACAACTTGCTCAAAGAGCCGGAGTACCAGAAACAACTCTTTCCCAAAAAATACCTAGCCTTTACTCGGACACGGGCGACGAATTTCTTAAATTCAAACGAGGTGGGCTTCTTGATCCCACGGCAAGTGGGGCGGCAGGTCTTGGCCTCGATATCGCTGCAGACCCGACAAACATTATTCCATTTGGCGCTCTTGCAAAAGGAGCCGCTAAGGGGGCTAAGTTAGGCGCGAAAGGAGTGGCTGAAGGAGCCGGTCTTCTTGGAAAAGGAGCGGCACTTGGAACTGATTTAGTTACAGGTACGCGTGCTGGAACAAGAACTCTAGATACTATAAAGGGAATTGGAAAAGCTGGAAAAGAAATCTCTGGTGACGTCTTAGGTCACGTTCAAGGACTTGTTAAAACATCTGCTAATCCAAAGTTTGCTAAGTTTTCTGAGATTGCAGCTAAAAACGGTATAGATCCAAATCTTCTTCCTTCTAGCGTTAAGTATGAAGGGCTCTTACCAAGAATTGAGCAAGCACAAGCGCTTGGCGTTGGTGGACAAGAAATTCTTGAAAAGAACGCAAAAGCATTTTCACAATTCGACAGTGCTATTGATAACGTTATCGATAAAATTGGTGGATCAGTTGATCCTGTTGTTGCTGGAGAGGTTGTCCAAAGCGGATACAAGAAAGCCGTTGATAATTTATTTCAAGATGCAGCTTTAAGATATTCTAACTTACATAAGCTAAGCCCTAACCTTCAACTCACAGAAGATGCCGCCACATCTCTTATGCAAAAGATTAATGGTCTTGAAAAGAAAATGGCCGGATATGGAGCTCGCGGAATTGCAGAGCAAAAGCAAATGGCCAATGATGTATTGAACGTTTTAGATTCAGTTAAAAAATCAGGTGGTGGCGTGAAGCAGCTCTCTGAGCAAATTCATGAAATTGGAAAACTTGCCTATAGTCCTAAATCAAGCTGGAAACTTCCTATAGACCAAGATGCCTTTAGGGATTTGTACGCTGGACTTAAAGACTCTCTTGAAAAAACTGCAGACGATTTAAGCCCTGATATTGGAAAACAGTTGCGTGATTCTAATGAACAAATCAGTAGCTTTCTAAAAAATCTAGAACCTATACAAAAAACATTGGAGTCAAAAACAATTGCTCCAGAGAGTTTATTTAAATCTTTAACTGCAGATTCAAAACGTCTTGAGTCTTTATTTAAGATGCTAGGTCCAGAAGAGGCTCGGTCTCTTAAGGGTGCAATCATTTCTAGTCTTGTTAAAACTTCGGCTAACGATGCCGTACAAATAAACAGGACCATTCAAGCTTTAAAGCAAGCAACTCCAAAACTCTCTAAAGTATTTAGCAAAGCTGAGTTATCAGAGCTTGAAGAACTCTTAGAACTTGGAGCGGCTATGGGTAACAGAATGACTCCAGCTACAGGACTTCCTCAAACTGGGGTATTAAGTGGTTTCCGTGAGCTTCCTAAAAGAATGAGTGAGGCTATCGTTGATAAACAAGTTCTTAATGCTCTCAAACGTGGTGAACGTGGAGCAGGGGAATTAGAGGGTCTACTTGGTGGTGGAAAGAGTGCAGCCGACGCTGCCGCTGATGCATCTCAAGGCCTTTTAATGCCAGTACCGAGTGCAAAGGGACTTTTGAATTTAAGAAGATCAAGAATGGGTCTTATTGGCAAAGGAGCACAAAGTATTGCTCCTAGCACATATGAGGAGCAGTAAATGGACGATAAGAAACAATGGGTTGAAACAGATCCGGAAAAACTCAAAGAAAAACAAGAAAAGATCAGCAAAGCCATGAATGCAGATAATCCAGTAACACGCGGGATCTCAGAACTAGCAAAAATGTGGGCCGAGAAACCAAAAAAGCCAAGTGGACTGCTCGGTGGATAATTTCGGCACGATTGAAAACTCTGCAGGGCTGCTTAAAATCAATTACCCAGGTCAAAAGTCTTCTCGTACCGTAAAGGCGCAAGAGCTCGATGACCCGGCAACTATTGCTTTAAAGAAACGTCTAGAAAACCAAGAATTAAAATTAAAGAAAGAACAAGATGCAGAACTCAAGTAGCAAAGAAAAACTCGCATTCACAATCGCTTTTGTTTCTTTTATTGTAATCCTTCTTTTTTCACTCTTTGGATGCAACTCTGGTGGAGGAGCAAAAGCACCAAGTCTTCCAAGTGAGCCATCATGCAAGAAGTCTGTAAAAGATACTATTGAAATAAAAGATGGTGATACCTTCGATGGAGGAGGCTGTCTCTATACGTGGACTGGCTCTGGTGATTGTGGTCAAAAAGAAACAAGCTATGCGATGTTTAGACTTGGTAAAAACTCTCGCCTGAAGAATCTTCATATCAAAGACGCACCTGATGGAGTCCATCTTATGGAAGATGGCGCATCAATGGACAAGGTCGTTTTTAGAAACGTTTGTGAAGATGCAGTAACTGTCAGAGGCTCTAATCAAAAGATCACAAACTCTTGGTTTAACGGTGGGTCTGATAAGGTTGTTCAAGGTAATTGCAACAACCCAGGACCTAAGCGAATTGGAGTTAACGTTTTAGGAAACACTTTTATCGGTGGTGGTAAAGGTGTGAGATTTGGTCCTAACTGTCTTGAGTGGGATGTTAATAACAATAAATTCTATAATACTCATATTGCAATCCACAACACGGGTGGAACTGGGTTTGCTCAAAACAATGAATTCTACGGGACTAAGTTTGCCTTTCAAGTTGAGCGCGAAGCAGTGCTCAGGGTTAAGAACTCCAAATTTGAGGGTGTTGGTACTAAGTATGAATACAAAGATAAGGGCAAGATTATCGAGGAATGAGGGGTTATGGAGTGGGGCGAATTATCTAAGGACTTGTTTTATTTTATAGCGGCAGGTTTCATTGGGCTCCTTAGCTTCCAATTGAAAACGTTCATCGACAAGTTTGATGAGCTGACTAAATCAGTGGATGCACTTAATCACACAATCATTAAGGTCGTTGAAGGCCAAGGATTTCAAGACAGGCATCTTGAAGATCTCGAGACTCGAATTAGAAAGATTGAGGGACGGTAATGGAACTCTATTATCCAAAAGCTATTCAAACAGGCAAAGTTATTACCAAAGGAGAATACCGTGGTGGTCACCCTGTAGGCGCTGTTGTTCATTGGACCTCAGGGTGGAGCAAGAATGGCTCAAAAGGCAAAACGGCTCACCAGTGGGCCCTAGATGCGGCTAAGCTTGGGGTGGATCAGGGTTTTTGCTATTTTGTTATCGGCGAAGACGGCACTGTAGTTCAAAACTTTCCAATAAACCGTTGGGGTTATCATTGTGGAAAGTCTACTTGGCCTGGACTTGGCTCAAGTCTCTCAAACATGCTTGTGGGCATCGAGATTTGTTGTTCAGGTCTAGTGACTCGTAAAACTGAGGATCTCTATACAAGTTGGTTTGGGGAGAAATTCACCAGAGATGAGGTTCGTTACTCATCTGGAGAGAAAAACATCCAAAAGGGCTATTACCATAAATACTCTCAGGCCCAGCTTGACGCTCTTTTAGATCTTCTTATTTGGCTTAAAGCTAATGCACCAGGGGTCTTTGATTTTGCCAATGTCCTTGGCCATGACGAGGTGTCTCCAGACAGAAAGCAAGACCCTGGAGCGTCACTACCTATGACCATGCCTGAGTATCGTGAATATCTGAAGATGAAATATGGCAAAGCTTGAGCTTTCGTTTTGGGAATGGATGTCATTATTACTAGGTGCGTTCCTTGTCCCGTCGCCACTTGCAAAAATATTACAAGGCCCTAAACTGAACGAAACCAAACCAATAGAGGGGAATATCATGGAAGGTATTAAAGAACTTAAAGAGGCCGTTGTTGGTCTTAACGAATTGTCACTCATTATCATCAAACACGTTAAAGACGGTTTGTCTTTTGAAGACGCAGTTGCTGTAGCTGTTGAAGCTGCTGCAAACTCTGATGTTAAAGCTGCGATTGAGGGTATTTCTAAAGTACCTGCAGAGATCGGCGACATTGATCTTGCAGAAGGCGTTGAGCTTGTTGTTGTTCAAGCGCAATATGTTCCTAAAATCCTTGCTGCTCTAAAAGCATAATTTATGGCATCGATATTAAGCGCTATCATTGCAATCTTTAAAGCCATCCCAGTTATTGAGAGGCTTTTTGTTCAATTGATGGCGCTTTATATCAAGTCCGCAGATGATGCCTACAAGCGGCGTCTTAAAGAAGGTATTGAAAAAGCAATCAATGGTGACACCACAGATCTTGAAAAAGCAATTGGTTCACCAAGGGCTGGAAAGCCTAGTGGCGAGAAAGACTCTAAGTTCAAAGATGGAGTGAGCCATGAGGACTAGTTTTCTATTTTTCATCTTGCTTCTTGGAAGTTGTGTATCTAGGCGCGAGATTGATGCTATCATTTGGGCGCATGAGAAGATTCCAAATCGTCTTTGCAATAATGAGCCAGAGTTAAAGCAGCTTGGCGTTGTTCGCACGGTTGATTGCAAGTTCTTGCCACCGGGAACGTGTGCTCCTGATCAAAAAACTAAGGTTGAGTTCATAAGCTATTGTGATCCACAAATCAGAGAGCACCTGTCTGCAAACAAAGAAGACGTTCGTCGTTTGCTTGAGCAAGCAGGCATTAAGCCTTAATTACTGACATCTCGTATAAGCCGAGCCATAGCTATACGTGGTTGTACACATTGTAGCCTTGGCTGGAACTGAAGCAGCACCATAATTACTAAATGCTTGTCCTGTTTGTTGAAGAGCTGTTGCCCATGGGTTCTGGTAATAACCCTGATCTTGGTAAACGTGGTTAGTTTTATATGGTGAGGCACAGTTGCTAAGACCAAGGAGAGCTAGGATCAAGTAGATGTTTTTCATATTTATAGAATACCTAAAATGAAATTCTGAGTGAAGTAAAAACCGTATTCTTAACCAAAACTTAATACGTTACAATTAATCTAAATGAAACGCCGACTTAGCCTTGGTGAACTCTTAGAGCTTGCCAGAAAGAAGGCGAGAGTTATGGGGTATGGGAAGTATCAGGAGGACTTTGCTCAGTGGCTAGCTCAAAGGTATCTAGAAAAGAAATCACTTCACCAACCCCTCTACTACTCACTTCTAGATTTTATGGAAGAAACGATAATGGCTCATGATGAGTGGGACGATAGCTACCACTGCACAGATCTAGAGCACGTCTCAGACCGCATAGACCGTGAAGAAAAGATCAAATTCATTAAGTCTTTTTGTGATGGCAGGGAGCGAGAGATTCTTGAACTTTATCTTGACTATAATATGACGTTTTTAGAGATAGGTCGGTGTATGGATCTGACTGAGAGTCGAATCTGTCAAATCTTTGCAGACATTGTAGCAAGAGTGAAGCGTAAGATACCAAGGGACACAAACTAGATCTTGATATCGTAGACCTCAACCAAGTCCTGAAGCAGCTCTAGGGCGTTTTCAAGCCCAAACTTTCTAGCCTCCTCGTACTCATGATCAATCTTTTCCTCGAGTGCGATTTTAAATTCCTTAATGAACTCAAGGTACTCATTATCTATGCTGCCGTTCTTTGCTCCCATGGATCCCCCCTTAATCTAGAGTATAATTACTTTGTGGGGAAATACATCTTAGAGTTCGAAATTCCTGGCCTTCCCAAAACTCCAAATTCCATGCTGTTTAGGCACTGGAGAGTCTTAAAAAAGGAAAAAGACAAGTGGAAGCGCATGGTACAAATCGCAGTCGTTAAGGCTGGTGGTGCACCGGACTATCCACTCGAGAAAGCCATCATAAAGGTCACAAGATTATCAAGTGTTACACCTGACTTTGATGGTCTCGTTGGTAGCTCTAAATGGATCATAGATGCACTTGTGGATATGAAGGTGATCATTGATGACAACATGAAAGTTGTGATCCCTGAATACACCTGGGAGAAGGCAAAGCCTGGCTCAGGTAAGGTGCGTGTCTTTGTTAGCGAACCTTAATTACCTCAGACATGTAACACTCCAAAATAGACAAGTGTGAATGCAAAAACCACCATAGCACCTGTGAATATAAATATAGCGACTACTAAGTTAAAAGCTCGCATTCATTTCTTTAGTGATGATACTTCTTATTGCTGCACTACGAGATTTATAATCACTCTTTTTTAGCCATTTAAGGATCTTTGGAGTGAGGTAGATTGATGTGATTGATCTTGTTTTTAGACTCTTTGTTTTCTTTTTCATATTATTTCCTTTTTGTTTAAATATCCCACTTCCCCACGACTCACACCATTGTGAGCCTCTGATTTAGGTTTCAAAGAAACGTGCAAGGAAGTGGGAAATCATTTCTGTTCTTTCGTTTGTCTTGAATCTAGAATATCTCTCACAAGTTTTAATGTGTCACAACCATTTAGCATAAGAAGGGCTAGCAATATTAGTTTTTTCATTCTTCCTTCAACAGCTCTTTGATTTCTTTGGTCACATCGACCAAGTGACGGTCGTTTACAATGTCATCCATACACAGGAAAAGAATCTTAGAGGTCTTTCCATAAAAAATCCTCATCTTCTTCTTTGGCTCTTGGACTTCCCAGTCGTCGGCGTCTAACTCTTCAGGCGTTAGGTTGTACGATTTATGTGGGTGTATAGATCCAATTCCTTGTGGAAAACCCGGCCTGAACATCCAAACCCCCAACTCCTTTGCCTTATCTCTCGCTTCTTGAAATCTCATTTTTTTATTTCTTTCGATATCACGTATCCAATAACCAATATAATGATGAACACCGTGCTTAGTATTTTTTCTTGTGTGTCTGGATTCATAACTCTCCTATGTAAACGTAGCCGATTTTATATGGGTCTATTCCAGGATATATGTGTGTTTCAAAATATATAGACACATCTTCTACTTGGATTTTAAGGAAAATAAACTCCAGACCCAACCATCTCCGATCTGGCTTAAGTAGATACTGAATAGCGAGTTTATCTCGCTTAGGATCATACCAAACGGTGGGTTTATTTTTCATTTAAAATGCCTCTTTAAATAATCTTATTAACCAACCCAAGAAGTGGGCTTTTGGAAGCGAGGTTCCTTCGCCGTGGGGATTTTCAATCCATAAATTCCACGGATCAAGAGGTCGAACTATAAAACCTTCGAATTCGAACAGTGGTGGTTGGGATGTATAATCTATAATGCTTTTAAATTTCATACTTCAGTACCTCTTTAATTCTTGCCAGTGTTTTATCAAGAGCTTCGTTCCATTCGGATTCGGGGCAGGGCAGATCGTTATTTTGAATATATTGAATGTCAGAAGACGTTTCGTTGTCCCATAAGAAGCTAAAACAATCATCGGCATCAATTGCAAAACCTCTTACAATAACCACCCTAGAGCGTACCTCTAATACTTTAAAATAATATGAGCTTCCCTTCCAACACGTACCAACTAGTTTCTCAGGGTTTGCTAGCAGCTCTTCTTTAGTCATTGTTAAATTTTCCAATTACTTAATAGCTTTATTTTCTCTGCATGCTCGTTTGGTTTTTGTGGCACTTTCTTAAACTCCCACCACTCAGACCCATCATATTCATGCCTTTCTAGGTAGAAATCTTCACCCACGATCTTAAGAGACTTATCTATTTCCCAGAGTCCATAACTGTTGTCGTAATTTGCGTCTCGAGCTATTTCTACGAATTCATCCCAAGTAAACCACCCGTCGTCGGTCATACAAAATTTAATCATGTCAGTTTTAATTCTGTTTTCTTTAAGACACTCAAGAGTTTCTTCAAGCAAATTCGTATCGTCTTCAGTCATCACACTTCTCCCTTAGCGGCCCAGAACAAGAGCAGGGCCATTATGCGTTCATTCTTATACTGTATGAACTGTTCCCCGTTTACTGGAAATGGCCACCAACTAGACCGAGACTGGCTACGACTTTTATAGAAACCATAGAACTTTTCAAAGTCATAGATACTTACGCCAACTCTCTCAAGCACATCATAGCAATGAACGAGATCTTCTGAGGCGATCATCTCCACGGCCCTTAAGACGTCATTCAGTTCTTCCTTAGTCATAGTTATTTCGCTTCTCATATTCGAATGAATATTTAATTACCGATTTACCGCCCAAAATAAGTATCTCTACTTCCTTTGACTTGTCTGTCATATTTTTAATCGCGTCCTCTCTGATTTGAAAAACATCTATTCCGCAATCTTTTAAAGTATTAATTAATCCGATTATGTCTAATCCTTCATTAAATTTTACCAGCTCGGATTTAGTCATAGTTTTTTATTCTTCCCTCCACCGTGTAAGCGCCTTTAGCTATCTTTTTAATAAGTCCGCCCTGTATGAGCTTATTGATTGAATATAGCGCTGTCAGTTTACGGGCCATAGGTGTTTTGCGAAGCACAGGGAGTCTTTCTGCAATTCTAGTTGGAGATAATATGGCTCTTTTATTTTTAAGGAATACTTTGTAAATCATCTCATCTGTTTCGTTAAATTTTATTTCTTGTGAAATATTTCCAAGAAGAGAAAGGTGGCCCGATACCTTTCTATTTATAAAGTTATTTTTTGGTTTCATCTTCGGATATGCTTTTAAGATAAGTCTTTTTGGCTCTTCTAAGTATAAAAGAACCTCTTCTAAGATCTCTTTTCTGCAAAGCCGAACCTGTTCTTCGCTCTTTAGAGAAAACGCTAATCCGCTTATGTTTCCTAGGTATCTTAGAATTTTTGTTTCTACATCTGAATTAGATCTGCAAACTTCTATGATTCTTTGAACTTCTTTTTGCTTTGTTTTACTGTTAACTTTTCTTGCAGCACTAAGAAAATGGTAATACTTTAAGCTGACTCTTTGTTCCTCAGATGCCTTTAAATAAACATTTCTATAGGTAATGACCCAGTTTTGTAAGGATCTCTCTGGAATACCGCTCTCTAATGCAAATCTTTTAAGAGTATATTTACCCTCTTTATTTCCGCCATGAATGATTTCACAGACTTCTGTAGCAAGAGCTGCAATCCGCATATGTCCATTAAACTTCCGAGCTGTAATAAGAGATTTGACCTCTTGTATGGCCTGAGTCCATTTATCTTCTTCACCAATCATACTTCTCCACATACTCTCCACAGTCGTAGCAAAATCCACAATCAAATCCGCTATGGTGCAGGCATCTATTTGCCTCGTTCTCATCAAGCCTATCAGCTTGCTTAGACAGTACTGCAACGGCACTTTGATTCATTCGTCCACACTGACAAGTGCAGAGGTTCATAAATTGAACGTCTCTTCTTTGTTGAAAAGTTGGGTGTGCGATGTTTTTTGCGTCAACGAGTTTCATATTAATTCACCTCTTTACCCTTTGCCTGTTCCTCTTCTTGTTTTGTAAAAGAGGCGTGAAGAATTTGCTGAAGACCCTTTGCTTCACTGACAAGCTTTCTAATCTTTCGTCTAAAAAACATTCCACGAATCTCGTTCAATGTAAAAGCGAGCACAATGCCAGTAGAAATCCCAAAGACGAAAAAGTAAGTGTTACTCATTTCTTCTTGCCCTCAATATGGTCACAAAGCTTGTTGTACTGAAGGATACTGAGCTCTTCTCTAGAATAGACTTTGAAGTTTTCAACAATGAAGTTATCAACCTCAGCTTGATTCCACCCAGCTGATTTTGAGATTGCATACAGGCGCTTGAGTTGCTTTTCAGAAGGGCCACCAGATTGAAGCATGCGAGGCTTTTCTACTGTTTTTTGTTCAGGTGTCATTGAGTTGTAGTCAGGCACGCTGAATTCATCAGCCACTGTCCATGGTGGAGGTTCTTGCTCGCTGTATGCTTCTTTGGGAGACATCGTTGATGTTATGCGATTTGTTGGTTGTGGTGCTGCTGGGCTTGAAGGTTTTCCTTCAGCTTCATTGCCGTCATCATCTTGCGTTGGAACTAACAGTGCGGCTTGAAGTGCATAACGTTTGGAATAAGAGAGCCCCGACCCCATTGCTTGAGGCGAACCTTCTTTAGAAGATATTACGGGATAAACTCCTCTAAGAAACTGTCCAGAGGTGTGACTGATTTGTGTGATTAAAACGACCTGTCCACTTTGAGTTACATTAGTGAGTTGAGTCACACATAGACCATGCCTACCAAGAGGACCCTTAACGGTGTTTATAACGCTTTCAAGGCTTGCGTAGTCGTTTTTATAATGTGGGTTAGTCTTATCAAGTGGAGCAAATTGAATCTCAGCCTGAGCCTTTATAAGAGCCGTTACTAGATCTTTGATATCGTCGCTTTGGTCCATAAATACCTCATAAAAGATTCTCCTCACCCATAGGTCCATAAAAATGAATGATGCGGATTAACACTGAAATGGAGAGACTATGAATGAGGAGAAATAGTTTCGAGCTTCGCATCATCACATATATTAATGCCAAAATAGTGACGGTATGTAAAGTGGAATGTGCTTAGTAGCTTTTAGTGCTCAGATGGACGATTATTAAGTCCTAATCTTTTCGTTTTTTCGTGTAGGCAGGTGCGTTCAATGTTCAGGAGTCGTGCGGCTTTTGACTTGTTCCATCCGCACTCTCTTAGATATTTTTCTAATAATGTGACTTCTATGGTTCGAAGGATGGCTGGAAGATCGACCCCAAATTTTGGATCAACCTCGACTTCAAACGTAATGACGGTTTTGCCCTCTTCATTCCCCATTACTTTATTGTATCTGAAGTCTTTAAAGGCCCAAAGTGCTTAGTGGCCCATTTCATGCCCTCATAGAAGGCTGTGGCGAGTTTGTCCTCTAGAGGGCCCTTTAGGGCGTTGTAATCGTTGTATGAGAAGCTAGCTGCTTCAAAGCCTACCCTTGGATCTTTTTCATCAAGACTGCGACCATAGATCACGCCATGCTTGAAGGCCTTGTTACATTTGGATCTCTCTGGAACGTTTACTCTTGGATTGGTTGCATACTTGGTCGATGCATACTCGAACGCGACTCTCCAACTCATATTCTTTTCCCCCGAAAAGTCTAGATATGTCGTATTTTGAATATTTTTGCAACATATCAAAGCTCATATGTCGTTTGGTGCAAGGCAAAAACAGTAAAGCCTGAAGCGGTTTACAAAACCAACTTCAGGCCTTAAAGTCGAAAACGCTGATTAACGAGCATTCAGATTCTCATCGAATCAAAATCTCGTCAAGAAGAATGTTAGTGGGACATGAGGGGGAATTCTCTAAACCACCGACGGTTGTATCCAAAATCCCGCGTGATCTGGAAGACGCCAGTGGAAGCGGGGGGGACCTGGTTACGGAGTTAACCTACTTGCACAACCAAAAATAAAAGCAAAGCTCAGTATGAGTAGAATCTCTGGGAACATGACCGGAGCTCTTTTACTCGTATATCTCTGACTAAGCTCGGCCATCCCATACGGATGCCTGATCTATGTCTATGTCCCTCCTTCCATGGGGGTAGGGGGACTTATGACTCCACCCGGACCAAACCCATTTGGATCATTGAGAGGGGAACAGTGAATGATACCTAAGCCGATGCCACCGAATCTGATTAAGAAGAGAAGACGTGAGTTGAACAACAAGATGTTTCCATCTGAAAAGTGGTTTGAAAAGATGATGTGTGAAAACAAGATTGGTGGTTACAGACGAAATGTTTGCATAGATCGAAGGTACTTTGGAGACTTTGTTTGGAGATGTAAAAAGATAGTGGTTGAGATCGACGGTCCAAGCCATAGAGACAGCTGTGAATATGATCGTATTAGAGATGAACATCTTAAGAGCAAAGGTTATACGGTGAAGAGAATTCCGTGGGGAAACACAAAAGTTGGTTTGACCATTATTGAGTTTCTAAAGCTTAAGATTGGGGTCGTTGAAGTTAAAGCATTCTCGAAGTCTAAGCCTAAGCGTTTTATTAAGCAGATGCGATCTTATGAAAATTCTAGGATTATAGAGGATCTCGAAAGAAGACGTGCGGAGTTTAAAAAGAACTTGAAGGCTCGTAATAAACATAAAACATCATATGTTTGCGCAGGTGGAAGAAAAAAATGACCAACCAAGAGTTTGAAGATCTTTTAAAGAAGATGCGTTACTGGCCACAGGAGTACCATAAAGACATTGGCCTTCTTGTTCGTGAGATCCGAAGTCTTAAAAGAGAAAACAACGATCTTAGATCAAAGCTCACAACCACTTTAGATCTCGGACCCACTGGGGATTACAGGCAAGAGGCAAACAATGGTCTACGTGGAAGGCCAGGAGCCTTCAGATATCATGCCTTAAAGGCTTCAATCACAAAGTTTGACACCCATGGCGCCAGAGGTGACCTAGAACAAGCACTTAAGGCTTTTAAACTCACAGAAAATCAGGCAAGACAATTTGTGAAGGACAATGAGGGGACTTATGAAAAAACATAAGTTATGTGGCACATACTGGATAAATAAAGAATTAAATTCTTTTATTAAAATAGAGCATTCAAGTCTTCTAGGACACATGGCGGGGGATCCTAACCCTAAGATTGTACGTATATTTTCTGGAGCTTTCTTAGTAGTTTATATTAAGGGCGAGAAGTATTCTTACGACAATATTACCCCATCAGCAGGCATAGGAGAGTGGAGACTCAAAAGAGACTACACTCAAACCACTAAAGAAGTCTGGGATGAACAGATAGACCTATTCATTAAACATTTAAAGGGGGAATAAAATGGAAGAAGAAACAAAAAAGAAATACAAGTGTAAAACTCACGGAGAGACAGACCTTTGGATGTGCTTTAGCCTTCCTAAAGAAAACAGACTCTTTTGCCTAGAATGCCTTGGTGACTTCTACAAAACACAGGGCTTCGAGCTTGAAGAGATCAAAGATTAGCCCAAGAAAGTAAAGCTTTACGGAGTCTAAAAGATTCTTATTGACTCACTGAGTCTTAATCTATACAACACGTATATTCCTTTCTGCACACACGGAAAGAAATATTGCGCAGATGAGGGTGGTGGGGTGTAAAAGCCCCACTGCCAGCACTGTATGAATGGAAAGTATGGAAGACGATCCTAATCGAATATTAGTAAAGCTCGATCGTGAAGGAATAGCATCGCTTGCTAAGTTTATTAATGAAGTCTTGCTTGTTGAAAGCAAAGTAAATAACGACTTCTTCATTTACGCACAAAAAAGACCATCGATTGACTATTCAGAAACAGAAATCTCATTTAGCATTGGACAAGATACCGAAAACTCACACACCAGGTTTTACATAAAAGGTATCAATCGTGCGGATAAAGAGTGGATCTTTAAAACCAATGGAAACACTTCTAAAGACTAGTTATTAATCGCCTCATTGCTTTTTTCCCCTAGCTCACGTACCTTATTAATTACCAGAACAATCGCAGGGAGCGAACTCATGGGGGGAATCTTTGAAAACAATACAAATCAAATGCAAAGGTTCTATCACTTTGCCAATAGAGGACATTCACCCTTTTCAGGGAAACCTCAAAGACCTATCTAAAGACAACTACGCAAAGCTTCGAAAACAAATACTAGACCTCGGCTTCTCATCACCCATTCACGTTTGGAAAAACACAGAAACAAAGAAGTACCAAACTCTCGATGGACACCAAAGAATCCGCGTCCTCAGTGAGATGAAGAATGCTGAAAAATACAAAATACCAGAGCTTCCATGTGTTGAAGTCTTTGCTGACAGCGAACACCAAGCAAAAAAGAAAATACTCGCCCTCACCTCTCAATTCGGTGAAATCACCTCACAAGGCCTCTTTGAATTCGCATCATTAAACAACATAGGATTAGACGATTTAAAAGACCTTCGCCTACCCGAAATTGATATGGGCAAGTTTGAAGCCGAATTCTTTGATAAACCACTCGATTCAAAGGGTGAAGATGAAGTCCCACCTGCTCCTACTGTTGCAAAAATAAAGCTTGGAGATTTAATTATCTTGGGAGAGCATCGTATTCTATGTGGTGATTCAACGGATATGAAGAGTGTTGAGAGATTAATGAATGGAGAGAAATCCGATATTACATTTACATCTCCGCCGTATAATATCGGAAGATCTAAAGGCGGAAGTTTTTCACATGAAAAATACAATAACTATTCTGATGATTTAAGTGACGAAGACTACCTCTCTTTTATTTCCAAGTTTTTAATTGAATGTCAAAAAGTATCAAAATATCAATTCATCAATATTCAGTTTCTTGATTGCAATCGAATAGCTTTTATTTCCTGGCTTTATGCATTTAAGGATAACCTAAAAGAAATTATGGTTTGGAATAAAGGACACGGCGGGATAACGCCCGACTATGTTCTTCATAGTGCATTTGAAAACCTTTTCATATTCGAATCGGAAAAGGTTAAAAACCGAGCAATACGCCTCAATGATCCATTAAAAGGCGTTACAAATGTAATTGAGCGACAAGGGAATATGGTTCAAACTAAAGAGCATAAGGCAGGATTTCCGGTCTATTTCCCCGAATATATAATAAAAACATTCAAACCCAAGTCGGTATATGACTGCTTTGGTGGCACGGGCACAACCCTGGTTGCATGTGAAAATACTAAAACCAAATGCTTCATGATGGAACTCGATCCTGTTTATTGTGACGTCATCATTTCCAGATACTGTAAGTTTACTGGAAACAACCAAGTCACTATAAATGGTAAGCCTATAGATTGGGAAGCAAACTAATGGCTAGACCTGCATCGGCTCAAGCAAAAATCGATAAAGAAGAACTAGAAAAGCTACTTGGTCTTCAGCCAAATGAGAAAGAAGCCGCTGACTGGTTTGACGTGTCCATTAATTCGCTCGTGCGATTCATAAAGACTCATTATGATTGCAGTTTTGAGGAGCTACGCGACAAAAGGTTCGTTCGCACTCGGATGAGTATCAAAAGAGCCCAGATACAAGAAGCTTTAAAGGGCAATGCAACTCTTCTCATCTGGACAGGAAAGCAGTACCTAGGCCAAACAGATAAACAAGAAGTTGCTACATCAAATATCAATTTAGACGTAGATGCATCTAATACAGAACTCGCACGTAAACTCCTTGAAGCCGCACGCATCGCAAAAGAGCTATGATCCCAAACGAGCAAGCCTATAAACTCGCCCTTCAAATGCTCTACAAAGAATCTCTCTACGCCACGGCTAAGCATCTGCTTCAATTCAAAGACATCAATAAACACACACATGAGCACATTATCAAAACCCTACAACATCCACACAAGCGAAAGCTTATCGTCTCTCCACGTGGATCACTCAAAACCTCTTGCATCATCGCCGATGTACTTTGGCGTATTATAAATCAACCCAATATCCGTATCCTCCTTGTCTCTGAGGTGTATACAAATTCAAAGAACCTTATCCGGGAGATTAAAGGTATCGTTGAATCTAAGCCTTTTATGGAGGTCTGGGGAGACCTAATAGGCACACCTTGGGGCGAGGGGGAAGTTTGTTTCAATACACGTACAAAAGTCCTTAAAGAAGCCACTATTACTGCAGGATCAGTTGGCACAGTTAAGGTCGGACAGCATTACGACTACATCGTCCTTGATGACGTCAACTCCAACACAAACTCAGACTCTCTTGAGAAATGCGAAAAGGTCTATAACTTCTACAGATACCTCATATCAATCCTTGAGCCAGATGGAATCATGACAGTCATTGGCACCAGGTACTCAGCAGCTGATCTCATTGGAAAGATTTTATCCGTGGAGTGTGATATCGAAGATACCTCAGGGGTGAAGCTTAGTCCTATTTGGAAACATAACGAAAACATACTGGGGGAATATACTAATGGAGTCCGTCAAACACAGAATAAGAGTCTTTGAACATGAATTCGATGTCTACGATAAACCTAACTCGCAGACTCCATTCTTTGTAGCCCGTGAGCTCAACGCTGATCCTTGTGGCCTCAATGAAGTCAAAGACGAAAAGCTTGATCTTGTTGTAGACGTAGGAGCCAACACTGGGATCTTCTCTGTTTACTGCTCTAAGATGTTTCCAGACGCTACCATACACGCAATTGAGCCATGGCCTGATAACTACGAGAATCTCTGTAAAACACTTGAAGAAAACAAATGTAAAAACGTCACACCACACAACTTTGCAATCACAGGTCAAACTAGACCCATGACTCTTGGTGAGCCACAAAACAACTCAGGGGCCACAAGCTTTATCTTCGCAGCCCTTGATGCAAAGCCCATCGCAGGTCTATCCATCAAAGACTTCATGAATGAGATTATCCCCGGCAAAGACATCGACTTTCTTAAGCTTGATGTAGAGCGCATGGAATATGAGATCATTGCAGGATTTAACGAGTGGACAAGAATCAAGCATCTCTCTGTAGAGCTTCATGGTCTGTTCCCTTATCCACCCTTTCTTTGGCGTCCAACGCTTAACGCATTTCTAGGTCATCTTAAAAATATTCCTATTAAAGGTAACCTTTGGACTAACGACATAGACTCTTTGTAAAAATTCAAAGTATAATAAAAAGGAAATCAGGGGAGATTTTAACAAATGAATTCAAATGAAGACGTACGTGGGCAGTTTCCAGAGACCCTTGTTTTAGGGACTGGGATTACTGCCATCATTGCACCTATCGCTTATCAAACAGGCATCCTACTTAAGTATGGATCAGGTGGAACTCTAAGCATCATTGGACCAACATACTCATTCCAAGGATCTTTTCAGGGTTCAACATTTGCCACAGCTAAGTCATACTTGCTTGGCACAACTGAGATCCTATCTCTTAGCTCTAAGGGTGCAATTACTCTTATTGCTACAGGAGCTACGACCACTGTTTATATGCTGAGAGCGACAAACATTCCTATCGAAGGCCTCTAGGTCAACATGAGAGTCTTTAGCTTTAAGCTTGATGACGCCGGATCAGTTCCGACGGCTATTAATATAGGGACGCCTATTACTGGAGGCACCGAAGGTTCTGTTCTGTTCATAGGATCAGGAGACGTGCTCGCTCAAGATAATGCTAATTTCTTTTGGAATGATGCAGATAATCGTTTAGGTCTTGGCACTGCGACTCCCACATCATTGCTTCATTTAAAATCCGCTGACAACGTTCAAGCAACTAATATCTTGCAAGCCTATTCTAACAACGGCGCACAAGGTTTTGGTATTGGGTTTAACGTTTTAAGACAATTAGGAACTAATGCAAATATTGGTGTGGACAGCACCGGTACTGGTTGGGTTTATCTTAATTCAGCTGCCACGGGTGGAGTGCAGATTGGAAAGTCAACAAACCCCAGCGCTGCGCTCAGAATAGATAACACGACGGGTACATCTAATTCTGCTTTAGACATCTTTGGACAGTCAGGCCAAACAGGTGACCTTGTTAGAGTTGGGAATTCTGCGGGTACTAATCTATTTAATATTTCATCAACAGGTGAGACTTCTGTAAAAGTTTCTTCAGCTTCCACGAAGGGGCTCATCGTTAGAGGAGCTGCTGCTCAGACAGCAAACCTTCAAGATTGGCAAAATAGTGGATCTTCTATTTTGTCTTCTGTAAACAAAGACGGTTACTTTGCGATCAACTCCATCCAAGGAACAACGTCCCCAACTACAGCAGTACTCGATGTAAATTCACATACAAACTCATCAGACATTTCAAATACTGCAGCAAGATTCTATTCTTTAAATAGATCTCAACACGTTGGACTTGCATGGCAAGGTCTTTATGGAACCTCAAGTATTCAAATTTCTCCAGCCGCTTCAGGAAACGTCTATATTCACAGCGCCACTTCTGACACTGGTGGAACAACTATTGGAATGCCAGTTCTAGGTGCTAATGCACGGCTTTTTGTCACTGGGCAACCAACGATTTCAGGCGGTGGAACAGTAGACACTACCTCGGGTTCAACTGTCGTAACGGGCACTGGAACTAACTTTGTTGTTAACATTGGAACAAATTACACAATAACTATTGGTGCAAATACATACGCCATCAGGAGCGTGGATAGCTCTACTCAAGTAACACTTTACACTGCTGCAGTGGCGTCGGTGTCAGGACAAGCCTATACATATACAAAGCCCACAATACAAACGACAAGCAACACTGGTAACAGAGAGTTTGGTGTTAATTCTCTTGGAAATGTGATTACTAAAAATGCGATAGCTCCGAACTTCGTCTTTGATCTAACCGGATCACGCATATGGAGTGTAGGATCTGATTCTTCAAACAATACTCGTTTTGTTTTAAAGAATATTACTAACAATACAGTTCCTTTTTATATAGATGGTAGCGCAGGTGCAGATTCTCTTGTTATTAATTCAAGCGGAAATGTAGGCGTAGGCACATCAACCATTTCAGCAAAACTGCACGCACTTGCAACAACTGAGCAATTAAGACTCGGTTATGATGCCTCTAATTATTATTCAACAACAGTTCAAAGCGATGGATCCGTTGTTTTTAATGCTGTTGGAACCATACCATCGTTCTATTTTTCAGATAGTGTGACTATACCAATAGACTCCACGGTAGGTGGATCCGATATTGCCATTGATTTTAGCGGATATGCATTTAACGCAAGAACTCTAACAGCGCTTATAGTTGGACAAGCGGACAATGCAGACACAGTTACAAGTCTTGCAGGACATGCGGTCTCAGAGCTTACAAACGACGCGGATTACTTAGTTGCCTATACTGACATAAACGTTGCAGATGTTTATTGCGCGAACGTATTCGGAACGGACATAAATGGAACTAATGGAGTTTTTGACTATTTAACAGACGGCTCATTTGTTCCAATTATAGATGTTCAAAACAGGATTTTAAAAGACAGCAGCAGCACGACTGTTTTAGATTGGTCGACTCAAGCCGCAGCTCTCACTACTCAACTCACTTCGATCACACATACCGCACCTGGAACCCCAGACTATGCTATTCAGAACTTAACTAACGTTGGTGGTTTTGGTTTTGTAACCGCAGATGAGGGAAACACCGTATTAAGCGTTATCGCAAATTTACAAGCTAGATTGGCACAATTAGAGTCAAGGCTTCAAACATATGGTTTGCTTGCGTAGGGGAAAAATATGTCAAAAGAATTTTCAAAAATAAGTGATACAGATTTAAAATTGGTTGAGACAAAACCCATTGAGGAGAAGTTTCATATTCCACTCCTAAAGCGTAGAAAACTAGTTTTAGAGGCAGAGCTTACTAAGATCAATGAGGTTTTACTTAATGCTAAGAATCTAAATATTGATGAGGGTGTCAAGCCAGCCGCAAAGGCAATTCCACCAACACGTAAGGTTGAATCGTCAAGTTTGGTGTCAGATCCAGCGCAAGGAAATCTCTATCGTAATCTCATTATTGGAGGCTCAATAGCCACAGCGCTTGCTTATGGAGTTTACAAAATTCTATAAGCTAGCTAGTTATAAATTTTTACCGGGGGAATCATGGAAAAAAAAGATCAATACATAGTACTAAGCATACAAGATGCAAATCATTTCATTAAATATCTAGCAGCAAGGCCGTACCAAGAAGTCTTTGGACTTGTTGAGATATTAAAAGCAGCGGATCAAGAGAGAATCGCTCGGGAACAGAGTCAAGATAAAGAAGATGTTAAGTGATTTAAAAACGTGAGCTGGCTTGTTGTCTATGAGAAGGCACGTAGACCAAACGGGGATCTTCTCTTTCCAGAAAAGCTCTCTGATGACTTTCTTATCAATGCCCGTAAGGTCATGGGCTCATATGTTTATGCCAACCAATATGAAAATGAGATTATCCCAAGCGATCAGCTCACCTTTAAACCTGAGTGGATTAAATACTACGCAGTAAGGCCTGAACGCGTAAACACATTCGCATTCATTGATCCTGCTATCTCACTAGAAAAGACCGCTGACTACACAGGTGTTGTTGTGATTCACGTTGATGAAGAAGATGCCTGGTATGTTGAATACGCGAGACATTACAGACTTAGTCCAACCGAGATCGTAGACCTAGTGTTTAAGATCACAGATCAGTACAAGCCACAGTGTATTGGGATTGAAGATGTTGCTTATCAAAAGGCACTCCTTTACATGCTTGATCACAAGTCAAAAGAGATTGGTAAGGTTGTACCTGTGAGAGCCATCAAGCCAGGAAATGATCAAAGCAAAGAAATGCGTATTCTTGGTCTTGTACCTCGCTTTGAATGGGGTAGAATTTTTCTTAGACCTGAGCAAAAGGAACTCGAAGATGAACTCAGACTTTTTCCTAGAGCTGCACACGATGACATTATCGATGCACTTAGCCAAGTAGCTCAGATTGCCTTTAAACCGGAGAGAAGGAGACCTAAAGATGAACGACCTAACCCAGCAGATGCCACAAACTACGAGTCCTGGTACAGAAGACAGCTCAGCGCTAGAGCAAGTAGAGAACAAGACGAC